GAATGAACCAGTTGTGTAATAACCAGAGCCGTTACCTACAAAAGTGCAATCTGAACCAGTTGAAGAATATCCAGCTTGTCTGCCAATATAAGTGTTGTATGGGTTTGTAGATTGACTATACCCAGCTTGATAACCTACTGCGGTGTTATTAGATGCGGTTGAATTAACTGCTAACGCTTGAAAACCAATAGCAGTATTAGAGCCACCTGTAGTATTAGCATTTAAGGCATCTTTACCAAAAGCAGAATTTGAACTTCCAGTAGTTGTATTGTATGCAGAATTTGCCCCAACAAAAGTATTATCTGCGCCTGATGTATTTGAACGACCAGAATTTAATCCAATAGCCGTTAAATTTGCGCCAGTATTTGTAGCTAAAGCAGCATTGCTTCCAAAAACAGTAGCAGAAGCCACGCTACCACCACCCTTACCAACAGTAAGACCTGATATAGAAGCATCATTGGTGACTGTAAGGTTGGTGAAGGTTTGTGAGCCTGAAGTCAGTGCAATAGTTCCTGTAGCGGCAGGAAGTGTTAATGTGTTTGTACCTGCAACTGAAGGTGCTTGAAGGGTAATTGCCCCTGATGTATCTCCACTGATAACTAATGAACTCATAGAACCACCCATCTACTGCCCGAAGGCACGGTTACTGATTGACCGCTTGCTATTGTTACAGGGCCTGTGCTTGATGCTGAGTAGCCTGTAGGGATTGTGTAACTAGTAGCAATCGTTTGATTATTTACAAATATACCATTGGAGGCTACTACTTCAGCCCCAGTTAATATGTTTGGTGTTGTGACATTTCCTGCTGTAGAAATAGTTAAAGCATCGGTTGTTCCACCATTAATAGCAAAACGAATTTGATTGCTTGTAGTTGTTCCTAATGCCAAGTCACCGCTAGTAGCTGTCAAATATACGTTATTAGGTGAATTAAAAGCACCAGTTCCAGTCCACCCGCTACTATTCATACCAAAATCACCATAATAGGTGGTTGCGGTAGTGTTGTTATTTCCTACGATAACATCAGAAGAAGCTGCTGTTCCTGTGCTGGTATTTTGGATTTCCATTTGAATGTAATTATTTTGACTAGCCTGCATTGTCAAAATATGGTTTACATCGGTGTATCCTAATGTGCCGTAAGCAAATGCACCTTGGCTAGATGTACCAGAGGTGGTTTGGTTAGCGATGTATTGACCAGTTGTTACGCTGGCTGGAAGACTTAAAGTTACAGCACCTGTAGATGCAGAAGCAGTAATCTGATTGGCTGTACCAGTAATAGAAGTAACGGCAGATCCTGATAATGTTGCCCAAGACGGAGCTGCCCCTGTATTGCCTACCAATACTTGACCAGTTGTTCCAACAGCTGTAACTCCTACTGCACTTGTTCCATTTCCATAAACAACACCATTAGCTGTTAAGCTTGTAGCTCCAGTACCGCCATTGGCTGGGGAAACTGCAGAACCTGTAGGGCCTACAATGCTTGTGCCATTGTTATAAATTGCCTCTTCTGATGGATATGTAACAAATACGTTCTGAGTTCCAGAGTTAAAGTTTGTTAGTGATCCACTATTTGATGATGACAATACTGTTGTGCGGGCTAAAGTATTTCCAGAAGATGTATAAGTTCCAATACCAACTTCCCAATTTGGTCCAGATTGGTCTGCAATAGTGTAATAGGTTGTATTACCATTACCAACAGCTGCTAAAAATGTTTGGTATCCTACTGTAGCTCCAAGGAGCGTAACTGTACCCGTGCCTGGTGAAGTACAGGTTTCTAGTACTCTGTCTTTTAAAACCAGTGCCATATCTGGCTCCTAATTATGATGTTGCTGTAGTGCTATAAGTTACGCTTACAGTATCGCCAGCAGTAGTTACTTTAGCAGTGGAAAAATTACCTTCGCTATACAAAGTACCGCCAGTGGAGCTTTGAGTGCTTACTGCACCTGTTCCCAATACTAAGAAACAACCATAAACAGTACCGCCAGAACCTGTAATTGTGTAGGTAATCGCAGTGGCTGTTGATGAAGTTACGTTAGAAGGTGTAGCGCCAGTAGAAGTAGATGAAGCAAATACAGCTGTACCACGAACTGCAGAACCACCTACCGTATAAGCTGTAAATTCTTTGCCACCACCAACCAAAGTAGTCATAGTATCTGTAGCAGCTGGGGTCAAAGTGGCATTTGTAAGGCCAAGGAATGGTCCAGTAACAGAATAGCTAGAGCCTTTTAATAAGGTATCAAGCATTAACTGTTTGCCTACGGCAACGACCAAATTAGGAAAACCTTCAGTCCATTTGAGATTTCCGTCTTTATCACGGCATTCAACGTGCCAGTATCCTTCAACTCCCATTCCTTCAGGAATAGATGCGTTTGCTTGTAATGTGGCTACAGCGTGATCGCCAAAGTTTGATAATTCATTTGTCATATTAATCTCCAGAACTGATTACGTTTGCAGCCGTGTAGCTACTGATTGTTAAAATAGCAGACGAATAAGTCGCTGCTGGGAATTGGACAGTAAAACTACTATTACAGGTCTTATCTGAGCCGAAATTAAGTACAAAACAAGCTGCTTTCGTAGTGTAATTGTAAACTAAAGCACCCCTACAAGTAAAGGAAGCAGGGTTCCAAACTACATTGGAAAATGATACATAAGCTGTGTTGTATTGCTGGTTAATTGTAGGAACCGTGGTGATTACTAAAGGTTGACCACCTGCCGTATAGCCAGTGCCAGTAACTTCATTTACTGTTGTATAAGCTGCGGTAGATGGGCCTAAATTGGCATTAGCGTTATACAAAGCAATGTAATAGTTACCAGTAGTAAAATTTTCATTGCCATTTAATAAATTCTGGGCAAAAACGGTACAAGATCCTTGGACAATAGACATTATTGTTTCACCATAATACGAGCCTGACCATTACGGTAAGCATCACCACGCTCAAGACCAGTGCCAAGACGATTAAGCTGACCAATAGCTTCTTGATACAGTTTTTCATAGTAAGTAACCATATCCTGTTCGCCCTTCATAAATATCATGGCTTCCCGCATTGCACCATATAAAAGGACTGGGTCATAGTTATCACCAAGCCAGCTTTGACCATTGGTGTTAGTAATAGAGGCTACTGAGATAGAAAATCCAGATCCAGAGTTACCTATTGATGTGTTTGGTACGGTTAACACATCACCTACCACATAGAATTGACCACCAAATGTAATGTTACAAGAAGTAACTGTTTGTCCAGTAACGATGATATCGGCAATAGCACCGTTTCCAGAACCACCACTTAACTGTACATTTTGATATACACCATTGGTATACAGTGAACCACCGTTTAATGATCCTGTGCCAGTAATTTGACCTTGAACAATTGTAGGTGGGTAGTAATAATAGTGCATTTCTACCGTATAATTTTGGTCTGGCGCTGGTCCAAGAATTAACGACATCTCATTAATATTGCTATATTGTGAACCAAATAAAGCATAGTATTTAGGCAATCCAATAGAGCTTGGGGACGGATATGCTTCTCTAATGTAGTTTACATCTTTGTTTAGCAAGTAATTGTAATTACCCGTTGAATCAATAATAGCTACTGAGTAATTAGATAACCAATCAACTGGCAAAGAAAGGTATTTATTATTTGCTGTTGCCGTCCCAGTCACATTTTTACGCAAAGATGGAAGTTGAACTGAATTATATATACGCTCTTCAGCTTCCTGTACAAATACAGGAATATTCGCCACAAACAACTGTTCGGTGTTTTCAGCGTAGGCTTGAATTGTGTTATATAAAGTGCTGTAGTTCACAAACTATCCTTATGCCATTGGGCCTCTAGACATACGGCCTTTGGTAGCTGCTCCAGCTCCACGCATTTCAATACCAGAAGTCTTGACCTTGGACTCACCGTAGCTAACGCCACTCTTGATTGGGTCTTGCAAAGTAACATCTTTAGCAGCCTTGGTATGAGCATATTCACCACGATCCATTACTTCTTGACCAGTAATGTGTTTCTCAGTATTGGTGTGTGGATTAGCATAAGTGTCTGCTGGTTCTGCAAACTTGTTTTTACCAATAGTAACCTTTGGGCTATTCTTGGTAGTGGGTTTTACATTTTTTGCGATTGCCATATTAACGACCTCTTGAGCTGGATTTTTGGTTCATAGCACGGGCTACATTACGACCAACGGCTTTCATTTCTTTGCCAGTTACGCCACCTTTAGCCATTTTGTGAACTTTACCGCCTTTTTTCAAAGCCAGTTTAGTGTGTTTCCCAGGATGTTCTTGAGCATCATGCTCTTTAAAAGCTTTCTTAATTAGCTTAACATCTTGTTTTTTGTCAGCTTTTTCTTCTTTACGCATTTCTGCTTTAGATTCTTTTTCCATAACTTTACCGCCTTTTTTCATATTGTCTTCTGCATTTTTTGGTTCAAAGGGATCGCCAGTTTTAATGCCACGTTGTTTTTGCATTGCCATTTTATCACTCCTAAGTCGTTGAAATAGTTACTGTACCTATGGTTATTACAGGAAGCAAGGAATTTGGAGTAAGGTAACTATCAAAATAACTTGCACCACCTACAGGGTTCCACCCCCATTGTATCTGTCTACTACCGTCTGTGGAATAGCCTTGGTTATCAATATTGTTGACATTTGGGTCATATGGATTTGTCATAAGACCGTATGTGCCACCAACCTGATAACTCACATCTGGGCGGGGTTCTCTGACCGCCTGAGGATCATTCACAGGATACAAACCTAAACTCAACTGAGGCTGATCTGGATCCCAGCACTCAGGGCATACCTTAATGTTATATAGCTTAGTCTTAATTACTTCTTTTTTTAACTCAGACAACTTATAACGCTGACCACATCGGTCACATTCGGCAATCGCCCATTTACCTGACGAGTATTTATTTGGCATTAGACAAACCTACCTTTTGTCCTACCTTTACTTTCTATGCCATGACCACGAATAATGCCGCCTTTTTTGCGGTTCAATGGACTGTCTGGGTTAAATGGATTATTTGTTCCTGGGACATAACCAGCCCCTCCTCCAACTTTAGAGGTGTTTCCTTTTGGAGTCTTATCGTAATAACCCATATCCTGCAGCCTTTCAGCATAGGTGCGTGGGCGCTCAGCATCTACTTTAGCCTTGTGTTCTTCGGCTATTCTAGATACTTCATCTTTAGATTTTTGCACTTCTTCAGGGGTAGCCATTATCTTCCATGACCTCCATAAAATGACATTCTGGGGACAAAACGAATAGAAGC